TCTCCGACTTCTCAGACTTCTTAATTAGCTTGAACATTTCCGACTTGATAAAGTTATACTCAATTTCTAACAATTCATAGGTTTCATCAGTTAAATTTCCACTTTTCAATTGTTTGTACAACTTGTGGAATCTATCTTCTAAATCATTAGCATCCAAAGACTTCATTCCTAAGAATGGAGTTTCAGGATTTGCCCCCCATAAAACCGAAGAAAATTCGAATAACTTCACTTCGTTTATTTGATAATAAGGCTTAGTTTGACCTTCGCCCTCTACAAATGTTTCCTTAATCGTTGAGAACCCAATTGAGTGTTGATTAATCAAACCTTCTTCATAAAGTTTCAATACATCTTCACCAATACGAGTATCAACAATTGGTGCTTCAAAGTATAGACCATAATTGTCCTCCTTTAAAACTGTTGGCTTTCCAAGTGGGTTATCTGAACTATGGTTGTGTAAGAACCAAATTTCATTTTTACCACCAGGACCTCTCTCAGTAATAGTCTTTGTGAAAGCACCAGGCATAACCATATCCCCATGTAAATCCACATTGCCAAACTTTGAGGCATATCCCATGATGATGCGTTTTTCAACATCAACATTAGTAATTTCCCCTTCCGACTTTATTTTATAATCTCTCATATCTAATACAATATTCGCAAATATAACAAAAATTAATTACTACCAAACTATATAAACATTAAGCCACACCGACAATTAACTAACTCGGCAACAGGGGCACTATTATCACCTGGTGCGTTCATCTGAAACCCACCAACAATAAATTTCTCAGAAATGCTAATAGCAGGATAATCAGCCATAGCACCATGTGATGCTCTTTCTTTTCCATCTAATGTAACTATCCACTTTTTCTTAATCTCTTTCTTTTGCAAATTAGCCCACTCTAAACTTGCAAGATTCATGATTTTAGTCATCTCAGTTCTTGCAATGGTTTGAGCCCTAATAACATTCTTCTGAGTAAGATATAAAGCAAGCAAAGTTATTATTGCACTTGTTGGAATACCTTGGCTAACCTTATCCTCCACAAATCGCTTTATATCGCTTTTTATTGTGCGAATGATGCCAAGTATCACAATGAACTCAGAAACTCTGTTAAACAACAAAAGAATGCTTAATAACCATACGTTATTAAAGTCATCTTCTTCTTCTTTTTTACTCATGCCACTAAGGAACTCATTTTGCTTTTTACCAAACTTTATATAAGCATCCTTAATTATCTCTAACATCCACTTATCACTAAAATGAGATGTAATGTGGAATGTACTCGGGTTTCTACCTTCTAAGCCTTTAATGTAAGCCTTTGTTTCAATGTTTAGCTTAGTTTGAAGGTAAGCATAAAAAGCCCTTTCATTAATATCGTGTCTTCGTGACCATGCTCGGATGTATTGTTCTTCTTTCATCGTTTATCTCTGAAAATGCGTTCAACTTTTTTGCGTTCAATTCTTTTATGCTCAGGCTCGTAAGTAAATGCGAACCCAAGCAAGAAAGAACCTACTGCACAAACTATTGTAATTGTGAGTGTGATATTATCCATAATTATTCTTCAATAAGTGGAGAACCAATTGTGGTAGGGTCAATATTTAAGCTACCAATAGGTACTTGATTTGAACGAATGTACACATTTTGCATTATAGGGTCATTGGTTGGCTCGAAGTCCATGAATACCCTTTTCTCATCTTGTGTAAGAACACCATCAAGTTTTTCAAGAATAGTTGCTGCATCTAAGAAGTTTTGCTTCATCTCAGGATAAGCATCCACATCAAAACGCAAAATGTATTGTGCTGGATTAATATTCATTGTAGGGGCTAACCAAGCAAGCATTTTCTCCAATACTTTTGATTGCAACGGAATAACGCAGTTGATAATCATTCTGCGAATAAAGTGAGCCAAGTTACTCTCGGTCAAGTTATCAGAGTTTAAAAGCACATAAGGATAGTGCCATAAACGGCAAAGTTGCTCGGTAGATAACTTACTCATTTGTCTTAAATCCAAGTCAATGTTACTTGTAGATAGCTTTAAGTAACCCATCTTAGTATTTGAGAAAGCAATACGACCTGTATTAGCAGAGTTATAAACTTTATCATAAACTCGGTCTTGCAAGTCTTGGTATCCTGTACCACTAATATCTTGAACATTAGGGTCATCGGTATATAGCATACCTACTGCACCACGAGTTTCGTAATTCTCAATAGCTACTTCTTCTCCTGCGTTAGCCTTTTGTAGGACACGAGAGCCAGCTTGCAAAGGAGAGAATCCACGAGGGATGCTATTAAAGTTAGTTTCGTTAGGATTAAATGAACGGAAAGACAAGAAATACTTAGGGTCAATTTCTTTAATGTTTAATGAGAAAATATTGTACCCAACGATTTGTCTGAACCCATCAGTAACAATTTGGTAGTCATTTGCAGCAATAACATGAAGTCTTGCAATCTTACCTTTCTTAATTGGGTCTTCTTGTGCATAAATACCAACATCACCTAAAAGCAAGTACCAAGAGAAAATTGATTCAAAAAATTCCTTAGTTGTTTGGTAGTTGTTAGGGGCTCTTAATAATTGAAGAATTGGATGTTCTTCCAACTCTTTTAAGTTCTTCTTCTTAATTGTGTTAGCTTCCATGATACTTCTATCATTTGGTCGCATCATTAAGGATTTGTATCGGTCAGCCTTCTTTACATCAACCTTGCTTGCCTGATACAATTCAAGAGGCACTTCAACGGCACGAGAGGCAATGTCGCTAATAATAGCATAAACATCCACATTCTTCTCATATCCATTTTGAATAGCATCACGATAGTCAGCATTGTACAAGGAGTAAGTTTGACCTCCCATAAATATTTGTTGTTGCTTCATACTTTGGCTCGCAACACTAATGGCTTTTTTGCCAAGAAAAAAATCAAATAATCCCATTGTTTAAAAAATTAAAAGTTTCTTTTTAGAATACTTCGTATAAACTGCATATCGAATAGCATCAAGTGCGTGGTTAAAATCATCTATTGGTTTATTGATTGGTTTACCACCAACAGTAAGCCATTGATAATTGTCCACTTCTTTTTTGATATTCTTCGACCTACGAGTATAATACACCTCATACTCCCGTAATTTTGAGATACCAGCATTAACGGAATCGTTCCCTTTTACTGCTTTAAGAACTTTGATTCCAGCTCTCCTTAATTCCTCAATTGATTTAGGGTCTGCACTATCGGCATAAATCTCTCCCAACTTATCGGGATACATTTCAATCCTTTTAACCAAATCGGAATTAGTTAATCCTTTATCGTAAATTACTTCGTCAAGGTACAACTTATTACCAATTTTAGCAATTCTTACCAAAGCAGTCGGGTCGTTAGAAAACCCAAAGTCAAGTCCACTAAAAATAACATCTGCATCTTTTGGGAAAAACTCACACACTTGCCAATCGTGATAAATCAATGATTCACTACTTGGCTTAGGATTTTGCTGATAAAGTGATTCAAAAGTAAATGGCTCATTCTTCTTGACACGCAACAACTTCTCGGCACTATGTTTAGCCTCCCATAAAGCCTCACCTTCCTTGCGATGGTCATAATCATTCTCGGCTCTCTCACGAATAGCAGGAAACTCAATAATAGTCCAATCATCATCCCTTTCAAGTAAACGACCAGCTAAGTCATCATCGTACCACCGAGTTTGGATAATAATTTGTGCAGAATCGTTGTGTAACCGAGTTTCAAATACATCGGTGTACCAATTCCATAATTGTTCCTTAATAATCGAAGATTGAGCCTCTTGTCGGTCTTTTAAGGGGTCATCTATGATACCTAAGTCTACGGCAGTTCCTGTTAATGAACCACCACGACCTACTGCCTTTAAATAACCACCACTTCCAACAACTTGGAAAAACTCGGCAGTTCTAATTGCTTCACCTTTCTTTTCACTAACACGAGTATTAGGGAAAAGTATTTTATACTCATCACTTGTAATCCTTCTTTGAATCTCAGCACTAAATTGTTCAGCTAAGGTTGCGTTATAAGAAGCAAGGGCAATTTTTAAGTTAGGTTTCTTACCCAAGGCATAAGTCGGGAAGCTACGAGTTGACAACTCAGACTTACCGTGCTGAGGAGGCACAAATATCATTAACTTCTTTATCTCTCCATTAAGCACCTTATCTAAATGGTCAGCAATGACTTTGTGAAACCATTGCATATCATAATCAGGCTTAATGTACTTTACAAAGTTGTCAAACGACCTCCTCGAAATCTCTCTCCTCAATATCTCTCTCTCGTAGTTCAGAAAGTCTTTGTCTAATTTCTTCATCGCTTAATTGTCTTGGGTCTATAATATCTTCTCTAACTACTTTCTCCATTTGGATAGCTTGTAAAGCCTTACCATGTTGGAACTCTAACATGAACTGAGTATTCTTCATCTCACCATTCTTAATATCACCTAAGATGGCATTGGCTACTACTGCAATAAATCCTGGGGTCTGAGTATCACTTGCTACTCTTTTGATTTCACTAACAGTCATTGATTGTACCAAAGCAGTAACACTCATTACATCATGCCTACTTAACTTAACATCAAGAATATCACCTGCCTCCTCAATAACCTTTCGAATCATACTCTTTGGTCGCCCATTAGGATTACGAACCTCACCCTTTTGAATAGGCTTTAAGTTCTTAATACTATTTGGATGAACCTCTCTTTTCTTTTCTTCACTCATAAGTGTAGTTGTTTAAGGGTTTCAAATTGGGTTTGTATTTTTTTAAAACGAAATCAGAAATCAAAACATTTTCTAAAATTGGCTAACCGAAAACATATTACACTATATATTACACTAAGTAGTATAATAATATATAATATATATCTTTTCTTATTTAG